GGGATTTATATCTACTGAAACATTTTATTTAGAACCAGAGGATGCAGGGACTATTTTATTTTTTCCTGCTGCGATGCCTCATCAAGTATATCCTTTTTATTTATCTGATAAATATAGAATTAGCATATCTGGAAATATAGCACTAGATCCAAAACAAATAATGTAATGAATTTTAAAAAAAATAAATACACAGTAATCAGAAAAGCCATATCAGAAGACCTAGCGATTTTTATTGCCAATTATTTTAGAATGCAAAAACAAGTTTATGATACTTGTAGACAATCAAAATACCTTTCACCTTTTGAAACTATCATAGGATATTATGAAGGCGAGAATGAACAGATACCAAACACCTATTCTCAATATGCTAATATGGCTATGGAAACTTTATTACTTAAATGTCAACCAGATATGGAAAAGGCTACAGGATTAAAATTAGATCCAAATTATACTTACGCAAGAATATATAAAAAAGGTGATGAACTTAAAAGACACAAGGATAGATTCTCCTGTGAGATATCTACAACCATGAATCTTGGTGGTGATGATTGGCCTATATATCTGAGTCCAAATGAGAATGTGGGTGCACCAGATGGTAAAAATATTACAGCAGCTAGTAAGGCAAAAGGCATTAAGGTAGATCTAAAACCTGGTGATATGTTGGTTTATAGGGGTATAGAATTAGAACATTGGAGAGAGAAATTCAAAGGCAAAGAATGCGTACAAGTTTTTCTGCATTATAATAATCGTAAAACACCTGGAGCGAAGGATAATATGTTCGACAAGCGTCCACATTTAGGTCTTCCTTCTTGGTTTAAACGATGATATAATCTTTAGATGGGGGCTGTGTCACCACCACATACCACGCAGTCCCCTTTTAAGGATTATACATTATGTTTTTTGGCGGAACTACCTTTGCAGGAGCACCCTTTGGAGATTCAGGATTTAACCCTAATGCGTTCGTAAACGTAACCGGGTCCAGAATAAACGAATCAACAGGCACAGTAGGTTTAGTAGGTAAAGCAAATATTGCTGTTACTGGAAATAGATTAAATTTTACAATTGGCAATGTAACTATTATTGAAGGCACAGGTGTTATTGTATCTCCTGATGGTAGTCGTATAAATGTATCTAGTGGTGATCCAACAATTGTTGCAAAAGCATTAACAGCTGTAACAGGATCTAGAGTAAACTTAAACACAGGTACACCTACATTTGCATTTAAATATCCTGTATCAGGATCTGAATTAGAATTAGATACAGGAACTGTTACGACAGTTGGTAAAGCAACTGTATTACCAAATGGGTCTAGAGTAGACATTAGTACAGGATCTGTGACTATATCTGCTGATGCAAACTTATCAGTCACAGGAAATAGAGTAGACGTAGAAATAGGAAACGTTACAACTAAAGCAAATGCAACTGTAACTGTAACAACAAACAGACAAAATTTATCAACAGGAACTGTAACTATTGTAGCAAAAGCCTCTGTTACACCAGACGGTAGTAGAATAAATGTTGCAGATGGTTCTGTATTAATTAAAAAATGGGATGGTATTGTACCAGGAGCTACTATGACTTGGGAACCTGTACAAACATCATTAGGATAGAATATGTATTTTGGAGGAAGCACATTTGCCGGAGCACCATTCGCCGATCCAGGTGGCGTAAGTGTATTTGTTTCTGTATCAGGGAACAGGGTAAATGTCAGCACAGGAACAGTTGGAATTGTTGCAAAAGCAAGAATACTTCCAAGTGGTTCTGAAATAGAAATATCAGTAGGTAACGTAACCGCTAAAATAGGTCAAACGGTAGGTGTAACAGGAGTAAGAATAAACCTTGCAACAGGTACCGTTAATGTGATATCATGGAACCCGATAGTTCCAGGAGCAACTGGTACCTGGGTACCTATTGACCCGAACAATCCATAAGGAGAATAAATGGCAAGTACATACTCAAGTGATTTAAAACTAGAATTAATTACTACAGGTGAAAAAGCAGGTACCTGGGGTACAATTACAAACACAAATTTACAACAATTAGAACAAGCAGCGTCTGGTTATATTAGTCATAATATAGGAGCTGCAGATTTAGCACTAGATTTATCTAATGGTGCTGTATCAAACGGTAAGAATTTATATTTTAAATTAACAGGAACTTTAACAGCAAACAGAACAATGACTATGCCTGATAGTGCTGAGAGAGTTTTTGTTGTAGAAGATGCAACAGCAAGATCTTCATCTAATTACACATTAACAGTTAAAACTGTATCAGGAACAGGCCTGGCTTTACCCGTTGGTTCAACAACTTTACTATATTCTGATGGTACAAATATTACAGGTAAACTACAAACTAAAGGATACTACACACCATCTGCAACATACACTACAGTAAATGGTGACCAAGTTTTAATTGATACATCTGGAGGCGGTATTGGTACTGCAATCACAATAAATTTACCAGCATCACCTGCTATTGGAAATGAAGTTACATTTATTGATAGCGGTAATAACTTTGCATCTAACAATTTAACCATTGGAAGAAATAGCTCTAAAATATTAGGAGAAACTAATAATTTAGTTGTTTCAACAAATGGCGCAGCTTTTACATTGGTGTATGTTAATGCAACAAGAGGCTGGGTATACAAAGACAAAATATAGGAGCTAACACATGGCTCTAATTGATTTTAAAGTCTTACCAGGAATTGACAAACAAAACACTGACTCTGGAGCAGAGTTTAGATGGGTTGATTCTGACAATGTTCGTTTTAGATATAACTTACCAGAAAAAGTTGGCGGATGGTCATCACTTGTTACAGATACAATTGTAGGTGTAGCACGTAGAGAGTTTGCATTTGTTGACTTAGATGGTAACAGATATGTTGCGATAGGAACAGATAAGTTTTTATTGATATACTTTGAAGGTCAGCTCTATGACGTAACACCTTTAAAAGCAACTTTGACATCAGCAACGATTGCAACGACAAGTGGATCAGCTGTTTGTACAATTACAAAAGCATCACACGGTTTATCACCAGGAAATATTATTCTATTGGATAGTGTAACACTACCAGGTGGTACAGGTTACTCTGCATCTGACTTTGAAGATAAATTATTTCAAGTTACGGCAACACCTACATCAAATACATTTACAATAACACAATCATCAAATGCTAGTGGCACAGTATCTACAGGTGGTAGTTTAAGTATTAAGCCATACGAGACAGTAGGACCTGCGGCACAGTCTTATGGTTATGGTTGGGGTGTATCAGAATGGGACGGAACTGTTACAGGTGCCGTTACTAATACTTTGGATGGTGCGTTATTAAACGACGCGGCGGGTACAGGTGGATCAGGAACAAGTATTACTTTAACATCGACAACAGGATTTCCAACAACAGGTAGAATACAAGTTGGCACAGAATTAATTTCATACAGTGGTGTATCTAGTAATGATTTAACAGGGATTACAAGAGCAGTCGATGGATCTACAAGAGCAGCACACTCTGATGGTGCTACAGTTACCAACGCTGCAGACTTTGTTGATTGGGGTGAAGCAGCTCCTGCATCAGAAGTATCTCTTGAACCAGGTCTTTGGTCACTGAGTAACTTTGGTCAAGTGTTAATTGCAACAATTGCAAACGGTAAAACATTTACATGGAATGCAGGCGATGCAGCAAGATTAACAACTAGAGCATCAACATCTACATCTGGTTTTTCTACATCTAATAATCCAACTGCAACAAGGGTGACTCTTGTATCACCAACAACACGTCACTTAATTCACTTAGGTACAGAAACAACTATTGGTTCAACTTCGACACAAGATGATATGTTTATCAGATTCTCGGACCAAGAAGATATTAACGACTACACACCTACAGCAATCAATGCTGCTGGTACACAAAGACTGCAAGACGGAACACGGATCATGGGTTCTCTAAAAGCAAAAGAAACTATTTTGATATGGACAGATAATGCATTGTATACAATGAAATTTATCGGTGCACCTTTTACATTTGGCTTTGAACAGGTTGGTACAAACTGTGGATTGATAGGTAAAAATGCAGCTGTAGAAATAGATGGTGTAGCTTTTTGGATGTCACCAAATGGTTTATTTATGTTTGATGGTACAGTTAAATCTTTACCATGTAGTGTAGAAGATTTTGTGTATGACTCTTTAGATACTACAAAAGGTCAACAAGTATATGCAGGTATCAACAATCTATTTACAGAAGTAATTTGGTATTACCCATCTACGAGCTCTGAATATAATGACAAATATCTTGTATTTAATTATGGTGAAACAATGAAAGGTGGTGTTTGGTATATTGGCACAGAAGCTAGAACAACGTGGATTGATGCAAACGTATATCAAAAACCTATTGCAACTAAATATAATAGTAGTGCAACTGGTACATTTCCTGTTGTTGTAGGAGAATCAGGATTAGGTCAAACTACATTGTTTGAGCATGAAGTAGGAACAGATCAAGTCAATCCAGATGGTACGACTACAACTGTTACATCATTTGTAAAATCATATGACTTTGATTTACAATCAAGAGCACAGAATGCACAAGGAAGAGGAACAGGGCCAACTATAGCCGGTGAAGTATTTCTTGCTATGAGAAGGTTTGTACCTGACTTTAAAACATTACAAGGAAACGCTAAAGTAACATTAGGTGTTAAAAGATATCCGCAACAATCTGAGACAACTACAACTTTAAGTCCCTTTACAATAACATCTAGCACTGATAAAAAGGATACTCGGGCAAGAGGAAGATACGTTAACGTTAAAATAGAAAACGATTCTACTTCTGAGTCTTGGAGATTTGGAACATTTAAGATAGATGTACAACCTGATGGAAGACGATAATGGCTAAGATAGTAGTAAGATTACCAGAACCAAAAGAAGAGTACGATGTTTCTAACCAAAAACAAATTAACAGAGCAATCGCTTTAATAACAGAACAATTAAATTCAACATTCTTAGATGAACAGAAACAGGAGCAAGAAAGATTTTCTTGGTTTATAGGTGGCTAATATATATAA